TAGAATCCATGTTACCTACAATCGAAAAGAAAACAGACCGTGTTCGAAAAGAAAACGATGATGTTTTGTCTATGTTCGATCTTGAAAAAGGTGAGTGGCGTTCTTGTAGATATGATTCTATTACTCAAATCAACTTTACCCTTGGAGAATAAATGGCTACTAAACGTGAGCATGACGCAAGCAAAGTTCTATCATCTGAACCTTTGGTTTCTAAATTAGATCCACAGTCAGATAATTATGTAATTACATTGATGCGAATCAATAATTGGTACAGTACAGATAAAACAAGAAGTGATGCTCACAAATACTTTACTCAGTATGTAAAGCATAATATGCCAAGCTCAGTTAAAATATTTGCTGAGGTAGATGAGAAAGATGTTCACATGACATATGGCTGGATGGCTCGTATGTTATTACAAGGTGCGAATATTCGTGCAGATCATCTTGCAGGATTTAACGCAGAACTTAATCGATTACTTGCGATAGGTAAAAAACGTCTTGATTCTAAGACAAATGTAATAGTTGTAAAAACACCTATTGCTACAATTAAACGACCATCCATTCAAGATGCAATCAAAGAAAAGGCATCTGAGTATATCGGTGAACTTGAAGGCTTTGTAGATGAATTTTGCACCGAAGACAAAGAGTTTAATCTTTATAATCATCTGAAGGGCAATCAAATTCCTGCTCCTTATGTAACAGAAATTAAAGCATGGGCAGAGAAGAAACTTGCACAATGGCAAGATGTTGTTGAAAGTAAAGATTCGCAAGTAGTCGAAGGCTATTCTAATTTCGATAAGCGTAAATTAAAACGCATTGTCAAAATGTTTGAAACCTTTGTAGAAGATTCTGTTAGGTATGGTCAGTTCAAGAAAGCCAATCGTAAGCCGAGGGCTACTAAAGAAAAACCAGCAATTACACAGATTAAGAACTTGAAGTATAAGTTAAAAGACGAGGAGCTAGGATTAACCTCTGCTAAAGCATTAGACTTAGTAGGCGCCGAGCAAGTGTGGTTGTTTAATACGAAGACACGTAAGCTAGCAGTGTACACATCCGAATCTACAAAAGGAATGTCTATAAAAGGTACAGCATTACAAAATTGGTCTCCTGATAAATCTAAACAGAAGACACTAAGAAAACCAGATGAACAGATTAAAGACTTATTATCGTCAGGTAAAGTTAAACTTAGATCTTTCTTGGATAGCATCAAAGCTAAAGAACAGAATGTTAATGGTCGGATAAATATAGATACAATCATCCTAAAAATTATAAGGTAACTATATGGCAGGTTTAAATTTAAGTTATTGTCAATTAATCAAGATAATTTTATCTCAGATTGGTGGCAATCCATTACAACAAGTATATTCTCAGTTAAGTCAGGGATCTCCGCAGATCATTGCCGCCTCAGGTATTCTTCCAAAAGGATTATCAGAATTAAAAAGTTTAGTTGATCAAGTAACAGCAACAATTAATCAGGCACAACAAGCAGTAGGGGATTTTAATGATACGATGGAGCGTATCAATGGCCAATTCTTCGCAAATCCATTAGGTACAGTTATTGACGGTACTATCGCTGTTGTCAACACTAAAACAACTACTGCACAGACAAGAATAGCAGGAATAGATGATTTATCTATAACCACTCCAAGAACAGGATTTGCAGACATTGCTGCTGATAGAGCAGATTTAGTTGCAGAAGTTGCTGCATTGGCAGCATTTAAAACTACAATGAATACGCATAAGACAAATACCGATAGACTAACAGGATTAACTCCTCAGTCTGGGGCAGGTGTTGCTGGCGGATGTTCATTGCAGGATTTATTAGGTTCAGCATGTTCTCCTAATAATGATGTTCCAGACATTGACTTAAAGGCATTAATTGATTCTTTAAAGAACGGCGATGCTATTGCTGCCATAAAACAAAAACTTGTCAACGCAACAGGCTATGCAGATTATACTCAAGCACTTACTACATTCAAATCATCTATTGATACATTGAATACCAATTATCTACAACAAGTAAATAAAGCAGCAATACGTAGTGCGGTCCAATCTCAAATTACACAAATAGTATTTAATCTATTAACAGGATGTGGTGGTCAAGTATATGATTTAACTTTAAAGTCAAACGTAAAATCCACATTGTCTGTTTATGCAACTGCTATACAGGCACAACAAGAATCCGGAACAGCATATTATGCTGCAGATGGAAATGTAGTAACCACAACTAGTACAACCGTAATCCCTGTAGCAGGGGATATAACAATCAAACCAAATATTTAATATGATAGTAGTTGACTTTAATCAAACAGCCATCTCTAATATGATGATGGAAATAGGTAACCGAAAAGACATTGAGGTGCAAGTACCACTTCTACGTCATATGATTCTAAACTCCATTAGAAGTTATAAACAAAGATTCGGCAAAGAATTTGGTGAAATTGTTATCGCATGTGATAATCAATCATATTGGCGTCGTGAGTATTTTAAATACTACAAAGCAGGTCGCAAAAAAGCAAGAGAAGATTCTGGTCTTGATTGGAAACAAATTTTCGAGGCATTGAATCTTATTCGAGGTGAGATTGATGTATTCTTTCCCTATAAGGTTATTAATGTCGAAGGTGCAGAAGCCGATGATGTAATTGCAGTATTGGCAAAGTGGTCTCAGACAAATGATACAAGTAGTGTGCTGTTTGATGAACCTAAGCCTTTTCTAGTATTATCTGGCGACCATGACTTTATTCAACTACAAAAGTATGAAAATGTAAAACAGTTTTCTTCAATACAAAAGAAATATGTCAAGTCGGATATGAGCCCTGAGAAATATTTGTTTGATCATATTATTCGGGGAGATAAAGGTGACGGTATTCCTAACGTATTATCTGCAGATGATAGTATTGTTACTGGAACAAGGCAAAAGGCTATTAGATCAGATAAAGTAGATATTTGGTACAAGGACCCAGATGAAATGCCACAGGACCTAGAATTTAAATCTAACTATGAACGCAATCGCAATTTAGTTAGTTTCGACTGTATCCCTGCAAAGATTAGTGATGCTATTATAAATAGTTTTGAGGGACAGCCTAAAAAGGATAAGAGTAAGTTACTAACATTTTTTGTCGAAAACAAAATGAAAAATATGCTAGAATTAATTGAGGAATTTTAATGAAAACAACCATACCACAGATATTTGAAGAATTAGAAAAAGCAGGAAGCAAGGAAACCAGAATTGGTGTACTACGAGCCTACGATCATCCTATTCTACGAGGAATTTTACAGATAAATTTTGATCCAAATGTAACAGTCCAATTACCCGAAGGCGAGCCTCCGTTTAAAAAGGATACATCCATCCCCGTAGGATATTCTGAGTCTAATCTATATGCAGAGTTTCGCCGTTTCTATATTTGGTTAGATCCAAATGTTAATGTGACAAAGGTTCGTAAGGAACAGTTGTTTATTCAATTCTTAGAAGGCATTCATTGGTCTGAGGCTGAAGTTATTATTTTAGCTAAAGATAGAAAACTTCAAACCAAATTTAAACAATTAAAAGAAGAATTAGTTAGAGAAGCATTCCCTGGGTTGTTACCTGCTCCATTGCCGAAAGAACTTGAAAAGTTAACTAAAGCAAAGGGAGCAACCAAAGCAAAAAAATCGGAGTCTTTGAACGTATCCTGACCTTGTTCAAAGATCCGGTGCCTTCAGAACCTAAAGAGAAATGGTCAGACCAAGGAACATTTTTGCCCGAACCGCAGTACGATGCGAGAAATAGGTCAGAATACCAATACAGAGCATTTGACAACCGCTGAAAAAGATGTTATAATATATTATGTTTGAGGAGATCTTATGACTATGCATATTGTGGGCCCTTGGCTTTCTACTTCAGGTAAGAAAAAGGGCAAGTTCAAGTTTCGTAATGCGGATGAGGCTCGCAAAGCGCGAGAATTAGATTTGGCATGGAAGCAGTTGCTTAAAAAGCAAGGTATTGAACAAGAAGAAAAGAATCGTAAACGAGCAATGGCAGCAGAGCCATTAGTTTATAAATTGTCTACACCTAGTGGTCGTAGTACAGCACATATACCTAGTCGAAATACAGGCGACGGTATCGCAAGCTCAAAACAAATCCCACAATATACAGGAACAAAAATGCTTGGCATCGGAACAATGCACAAGTCTAATGCCGTACCTATCTTTAGTGATGATGAAGCAAAATCTATTTCAAGTATGAGGCGATAATATGGAAAATAATATAACAGAAAGATCTTGGGGTTACTACAGAGTGATTGAAGAACTGGGGCCTAATTTTAAAGTAAAAGAATTAGTAGTATACCCAGGGCAGAAACTTAGTATGCAAAGACACAAATATCGTAGTGAATTTTGGATGGTAACAGAAGGAATTGCTAAAATTTATACTATGCATAACGATAATGTGG